GGAGTTGTACTGTGCTCTAGCATTGTTCGAGCCAAGAGCAGTATAGCGCCCAGAGATAGTCAAGATCCGCTGGCGGGCGGGCGTGAAGCTCAGGTCGACCGTCGAGTCCTGCCGTCCGCTCTGCCCGGCGAGATCCGCGGGGAGCTGGACCTCGACGCTGATCTGATAGTGACGGGAGCGGCCGGTGTCCCCATCGTCCCCAACTTTGCTGATCTGCGGGGCCGCGTTGAAGCCGGTGTTCGTGCTGGACGCCGGGTTCAAGTCGTCCATCGTCGTCGTGTTAAGGAGAGCCCGGAACCGCTGACGCGGCACTCGGAACGCGCGTTCGATGGACAAGCACCTAGCCTGGAAGATGGCCTCCGTGGTGGACTGAATGACGGCCTCGAACTCGTAGGTGCGAGTCTTGTAGCTTGACCCGAACTTTGACTTCTCGTGCATATGGTAGTTGGACGGACCGGCAACGGGATGGCCGCCCTGGCCCGCCGACCCCGCCTCAACCACCCCGACCACGTTGTCTACAGTGACAACAAGCCCAGCAACCGAAACGACGGTGAACGTCCCGTTGTTGGCCGCGTTGGAGCACCCGAAGAAGGTGATCTGGCCGTTGGCCAGGATCCACGACGGGACCGTGCTGTCCCCGTTCGTGTTCTCCATCGTGTAGGCAGTCTGCCCGCCACTCGCCGCGGCGACGGAGGCGATCTCAACGGAGCCGTAGGTGAGTAGGATTTCCCGCTGTACAGCACCCATATTACCGCAGCTTGAACTGACTCCCGAGGTTCTGGAGGACCGGGCCGAGATTCTTCAGAGTGAAGTTGATGTCCTTGAGGACTGTCTGAAGGAGATCCTGGCCGCGCTTCTCCCCGACGATGGACTCCACGCGGGCTTTCGAGTCGGACCGCATCTGCTCCATCATCCGGTGCATATTGTAAACCGCGAGGATCTGCTCCTTGCTGGCCGACTTGCCCGCGATACCGAACGTGTCCACCGTCCGGTCCGTAGCCGTGTTCGCGGCCCCGACCCTACCCCAGAATCGGGACGCCTCGGCGCCGACCGGCGTGCCACGGCCGAGGAGATCCCCAACGCGGGCAGTCTCGGAGGCGGCCTGACGGGCAATGCCGCCGTAGAAGAAGCCCAGGGCCGCGGCCCCGGCCTTGGCCACCCGGCCGAAGCTGGCGATGGACTTCCGCTCGAAGTCGTCGACCTGCCGGGAAGCCTGCTTCCCGTTCACGTTCACGACTACCGAGACCTCCATCTTGTTGGTAGCCATATACTTACACCACAGTCACAGTCGCGCTGATGCCTTCCTCGGTGGCCGTCCCGTCCGAGTACCGCTCGGCGGACGCTGCCCCAGTGTCGGTGTAGGCGGCGAACACCGAGTAGGACCACTGGCCCGCCCCTGGGGCATCGTCGTACGTCTGGACCCCGACGGCCACGTTGGCCACCGACGAGCCCGCCGACGAGGTGGCCGGGGCGGTAGCCCCGGCGGCCCGGCGAATGTGGAGCTGGTAGCGGTCGAAGCGATTCGGCGGATCTGCCCAAGTGATAGTTACAGTGCCTCCCGCGACTGAGGCGGCCACTCGTAGGGGCGGGTGGTAGTACCTAGCATCCGTACATTTGGCTTCGATGAGCATGGAGCGCAGGGCAACATAGCCGAAATCCCCGAAGCGGCCGATCTCCGGCGTCGATCGACGTCGGGCGAGAAGCCGGATCCCGCTGGTGTCCTGGACTTGCCTAAGAGCCCGGCTAACCTCTTCCTCAATCTCCAGAACGCCACGGCCACGAGAAGTGGTGTTGCCCGAAGGGCGGTTTGCGCCGAGCAGAGGATTCTCTCCACGAAGGTCACCAGCAACCTGTCCCATGAAGTGGAGGGCGAAGTTCTGTTTGACATAGTCCGGATCCTCGGTGGGTGACTCGGAGTCACCGATCGAAATGAGACACGCGGGCATCTTGAGAAGCCCGTACTCCTCCTCAGGCAGGCCGTTCGTGACGTGGACGGACCCGAAGACCACCTCCCCGCTGGGCCAAGTGTGCGCCCGGAGGATGTGCCGCATCTGCTTGGCGAGCTGCCATACGTTAATGGGTCACCCCGGCGAAAGACGGCTTGTTCATGTTCTTGGCCGCGTTGGCGACGGCTAGGTCAAGGTGAGCCTGACGGCTCGCCCGGCCGCCGTCGAGAGAGGAGATGGCGTCGGAGAACTCGACCGGCGTCTGCGCTTTCATGACCAGCGTCCACCGGGTCAGGCGCTCCGCCTCCAGCACCCGGGCGGCGCTCACCAACGCGGCCTGTTCATCCTCACTGAACGAGTCCCATTCAGCAAACGACAGGCCGGTCTCAAGGAACGCCTTGCACTCGGCGGCAAGGGCCTTGCGGGCCTCATCGTTGAGCTGGATGTCCTGGTGGCGACGAAGAAACCTCACAGCAGCACCTGAAGGTCCCGCCCAAGGCCCCAATCGTACAGCCGGTTGCTCGTGTCCCGGATCCCGTAGAAGATCGCCGGGAGGTTGAATTCCGTGTCCAAACTCATGGCCACCTCGGCCGTCTCCTTGAGCGCGGGCAGGGCCCGGCGCATCAAGAAGACCGGGTGGTTGTCGTAGTCATCCGGGCAGAAGGCCAGCACGCAGGAGCGGTTGCTTAGTGGCTCGCCCGCCCGGATCGACCCAGGGGACACCACCCGGCGCTTACCCGTCACCGACCCAGCCGCGGTGTTGGGAAAGAGCTGGGCCATCATGTCGCGGTCCCACGACCGCAGGATGAAGCCCACGGCGCATCCCTCCTTGGCGATGTGGCCCTCGACGCGCTCACCACCGTACTCCTCGGCCGTCACCCAGAAGTAGGACTTGTCCACCAGGACCGAGACCTCCTGCACGACCCCCAGGCAGAGAGTGGGCGTGTTCGCACCGGGGTTGGTGAGGTCTGTAGGGTTGAGGTACAGCTTCCCAGGGACGCTCAGGATGTCGCGGACGTGGAAGGCGCTCATTCGCTACCCGTGGCAGTGCTCACAAACGCAGACGTAGTAGACAACGTGATCGAACTCCACATCCTGGTACTGTCGGCGGCAGGAAGAATGCTGCCCAGAAGAGCAGTCCTCAAAGACCAGTAGGATGACGTTCATGTTACCTGAACCCCGGGCGTGGGTCAAGGTGGAATCAGCCCGTCGATCACTATTTGGCGGATGTCTTCGGCGTCCTCGTCGCTGATGCCAAGGAACTCTCGCGGGATGATCGAGAACTCAATCGAGGTCTCGCCAAGAAGCCAACTGAGCCACGGCTTCCACGGCCGCCCAACCGTAGTCCTAAGCCACGCCATCAAGTTGGTGTGTATGGTTGGTGTGATCTGGATTTCACGCTCGGCCCCAAACTGGTGATCCGCCGCGTAGGGAATGTTGGTGCCGATCTCCACCTCGTTCTCCGAGAGGAGCTGCCAGTTGATGGACTGGCGAAGACGGCCAGTGTCTAGAAGTACGGGCCGCGCGTCGAAGCGCCTGGATTTGACCGAGGCGCCCCACTGAAGGTCGTCCAGAATACCTGGAATGTTCGGCACCGCCCGCTCGGGCCACTCCTCGCCGTCCGGCCCCTTCTGCTCGTTGAAGCGGGCCTGGGACCGGGACGCCACCATGGCCCCGATCCGCTTCAAGATGGCGACGGGATGCTCCAACCTCCGCGTGAGCCGGACCAAGAATCCGCGGCTAACGGTGGCGTCATCCGCCATGGCGGTCAGTCCAGGTCCAACGGGGCGCCCTGGTCCTCGGGGATAATCTCGGTGAAGAACTCGTTGTCGAACTCCGGGCGGCGGGTCTCACCTGCGCGGACCTCCTCCGACGGGGTAAGCTGGGAGGTCGACTGCGGAACGACACGATCGCGGGCCCGAATGTTCTTGTACTTCTCGATCCGCTTCTCCGCGGCCGCGCGGAGTTTCTCGAAGGCGATGTTAGGCGCAGCCCCCTGCTCGATGAGGCGGAGACGGACAAGCAAGACCGCGGCGAGGATGTGTACTGCAACGGCCTCATCATAGTCCTCCCCCATGTACGCCTCAAACTCACCGTCCTCCACGTCGTCGCAGGTCTGCTGCAAGTAGGTGGTGTTGACAGTGATTTCGGCCGGAGCATCCGGGTTAGTGAGTTTGACCAGAAGATCGTTGGTGATCCTCTCGGTGACGCGGTCGATGAGGGCCATGTTAGCTCAACAACCCCTTCGCCTTGAGCCGGATCTCGGCTTCATTGTGCTCTTTGATCTCCGCGTCGGTCAAACTCCCACGCAGGGACTTGGAGCGGATGGCTTCCAGCTTGACCTGATCGGGGTCAGGATCGGGCACATCCACTTCCGTCTCATGGACGCAGCCCATGGCCTGAAGTTCTGCCGCCGACTTGCTGACGCGGACGCGATCCCATTCCTCACGGCTCATGCCGGGAAGGGGTCTGGTTTCGCTGATTCGCTGCTTCATCGTGGGCTCCTATGATCCGTAGTGTACCGCCATGAGCGGGCAAGCGTCGGTGCCTTCAAAGGTCGCGCTGTCGGGGAAGGTAGCCGGAAGCGCCGCATACGCGAATGCCACTTCGTAGTAGAACTGCCGCGCAAAGGCCGAAGACATCCCGAGAATGTGAGACATCCCGCCGACCGCGATAGCCCGGAGAGTCGGATCGGCAGTCCCGGTCAGCGTCACGAACCAGTAGAGCCCGGGAGCGTGAGGGACCGTAACCGACGCTGATCTCACCACAGCCGTAGCGAGTGCGAGTTCCCCCGAGTCGCAGAGGCGGGCAGCCGGGTAAGGCGCGTTGTCGTTCGCGTTCGTGTAGATCCCACAGCGCCCTACCGCGTTTGCCACAACTGCCGTCGCCTCCATGTAGACGGTGTCGATGACTCCACCGGGCAGCACCACGGGATAGGCACGGAGAACGTCCCGAGTCGTGGAAAGCGTCCCATGCGCCGTCTGGTTGACTGCGCCTGTGTAGACCAAATTTAAAGGGCTCGTGCCGCGTTGACAGAATGACTGCGGCGAGGGGTACTCGCGTTTGCCTTGAGAGGGCAGGATGAGGGGGAGGGTCATTCGACTAGCCTCACTCCATGCACAGGCCGAACCGTCCCGGTATTTGCCGTAGCCGACCCGGGGAAAGCGGCAGGAAGCGCCGCATAAGCAAACGCCACCGTCCAGCCGTTATGAAGGGCCGCCAAGGTGTTGTCTGCCCCCATGATGTGAGTCTGAGCGCCAACCGCAAGCCCACGGAACACCACCGTAGCGGTTCCCACCACCACAGCGGCATGATAGTAGCCAGGGGAGAGAGTGACATCCACCGTTGCGGACTTCACCCCGGTAGAGCCGCAATCCAACTCTCCGCTGTCCACCACTCTCGACGTCGGATAGCCGTTGCTGATTCCGGTCGTGCGGTAGATCCCGAATCTCGCAACGGCACTGGCCCCAAGAGTGGTGACCTCAAGGGCCATGCGATCCAGCCTCATCGTCCTACTGACCGTAAACGGCAGCGTCCTAAGTGTATTGACGGTGCTGCTGATGGTCGTAAATGCCGTCTGATTCTGGCACCCTAGGGCGTACCAGATCTCCCGGTCGGCGGTTCCTCTGTGGAAAAACGAGGTGAGACTCGGGAATCTCTGGATGCCTTGAGACGGCGCGATGAGGCTCATTACGCACTCAGCAGAAGGTGAATAGCAGGGCAATGGTTCGTTGACTGGCCAGCTCCAGCCTCAAAGGTAGCCGAGAATGGAGCGTATGACCTAGTCAGAGAGAGTGAACTATTGGGATTGCCCCCTAACGTTGTGAGCGCTCCAATCACTGTCGGACCACCACCCCCCTGAACGCTTCTCAGCGTAGCCGTCGCAACTCCCTGTGTTGCCATTACCCAGTACAGGCCCGCCTTGAGAAATATAGAAAGCCCAGTCGTAACTTTGATGCCCGTGGTCGAACAATCGAATTCCCCACCATCGACAACCAACGATGACGGGTAAATATTACGACCGCTGGTGGATCGGTACAAAGCTACACGACCAACTGCACCACCAGCACCCGTCGTAACCTCAAATGCAATCGCAGATAAAACGCAATCCCTTCCTATCGTGTACGTCCTGGCTCTAACGCCGTCGAAAACAGGAAGAGCCAGAGCGGAATACGCCGTCTGATTGACCACCCCCGAGTACCATGCCTCGATTGGCGATGTGCCCGCCTGCATCGGCGTGGAGGGGTTGGGTTCGTGGGGGAAGCCCTGGGCTCCAGGAAGGGCCACGCTTACTCCTTAGACGTCGGTGTCGATCTCGTCGACGTAAAGCTGGTAGATCGTGGCGTCAACGGAAAAGCGGAGCGTCACAGGGTCACTGGGGGAGCACATCGTATACAGCGTATGGGGCTGGGTGGCCGCGATAGGAACTCCCTCATTCAGCTCCATATTGACACTGTTGACGCGCTTGAGGACAACGCCCGCCGCGCTCGTGCAGATCTCGATGGCCATGATGCAGTTGAAGGCCGGGGTGATCGTGGCAAGATCGGCTCCGGCCGTGTAAGCAGTCCCTGGAGCAACACGAGCAACGCGGCGCCTGGAATTTCCCATTGTCTTCCTCTAGGCTTACGGATCAGTCCAAGTCTCGGCACCGCCGGTGGCGCTCGGGAAGGAGCGGCCGAAGGCCCGGTGGGCCCAACGCTGAAGGACCGCGCCGGTCTCGGTGTCGGTCCAGGTGAACACGTCGTCCTTCAGGAACGGGGTCGACCCGCCGATGGGCCAGTACCACGAGCCGTCAAAGTTGTAGGCCGGAACGAGCATCACGTCGTCAAGGAGCAGCTCCCCGCCGGTCCGCGTCCACTCGATCGCCACATCCAGGTTCTGCTCGTTGAACTGGCGCAGCCAGTTGTTCTGGCTCGGGGAGGCCACGACGTACAGAAGCTGCCAACCAGTCTGGGCGGCCACCGCCACCGAGTTGTTGACGGCGCCCATGCGGATGACGAGCGTGCCGGACGCCGACCCAACCTGCCGGTTCCACGCGATCCGGAGCATATACGGCCGGTCCGGGCGCAGCTTGAAGTTCCCGACCGAGATGCGCTGGGTCAGGTTGCCGGTGACCTTGATGTTGAGCGCCCTGGGCGTACTGTCACCCTGGAAGTCCCGGTAGTAGTTTGACTCGTCGATCGAGTAGTTCGTGCTGTTGACCGTCACCGACGACGTCCAGCTCGTGATGTCCGTCGGCGCCGAGGTCGTCCCGGCGAACTGACTGAACGACGGGTTGAGCATCTGGGACGCCCGCGCCGAGAGGGCGTTGAACTTGGCCGACTTGCCGGAGCCGGTCACCTGGAGGCCGTCGATGCCGGGCGACTGGCCGTAGAACTCGATCAGCTCCTCGTGCTTCGCCGTGCCGGAGTTTCCGTCCAGGACCACCTTCGCCGTCTTGGCGTCGGCGTGCTGGTTCTCGATTGTGAAGTTGTGGTCGTCCGTGTTGAGGCGCAGGATCACGCCGTTGCCGACGTTGCCGCCGCCCGCGGCCGGGGAGCCGAACGAGAAGTCCCGGGAGTTGACCGTGTAGGAGTTGTCCCACATATACTGGACCATGCGGTCGAACATGAGCTGGGGATCAGAAAGATCCGGCCCATTGACAACGTGCTTGTTGTACGACCGCAAGTGCGGGAGGAGGTGAGCCGCCGCGTTGGAATTCGACAGAAGCTGGGCGAGGAAGGACCGCGAGCGGGCAGCCGAAGACAGGATGGCGGCGGCGAAGTCCGACTCCACTGCCTGGGTGAGAGTATCTTCCAGGCCGACCCAATTGGTGGCCTCAACATTCCCCCACCGGCGCGCGTATTCCAGTAGATTAACTGCCGCCTTCCACTGGGATTCCACCTCTGCACGACTGGGTGACGCCATGCCTCACCTTACCTAAGACGCCGACCCCCGAAGGCCGTGTCCACGGGCTCCGCCTGGGAGGCCGGAGTCGTGTCCAGATCCTCGATGCCGGGCGCCACCTGGGGAGCCTTCGGGTTGCGGGCCGGGACCACGGGCTTCTCCTTGCCCCCGGCCATCTCATAGACCGACCTCGGGTAGCCAAGCCGCGGCGACTCGCGCAGGAGACTCGTCTCCTCGCTCAGGGGCACCATGTACAGGTGCATGGCCAGCGGCTGGTCACCAGGAAGCCGGGTGTAGTTGCGGTGGTTGATGTCGTAGACGTCGCCGCTGCCGGTGCTCCCGCGGAACCGGACGACCTTGGCCTTCATGGCGGCCATGATCGACTGGGCTTTGGACGGCTTGAGCATCTCCACGGCGCCCTTCGAGAAGGCACGCTGGGTGATCCCAGAGTCCACGTCCTGCCCTACAGGGGGATCCGTGAAGCGATGGAACTGAAGGCCCCCAACAGCGATGAACCAGCGAGGAGCGGAAGGAAGCACTCCCAGCCAATACGGCTGTTCCTGCTCGTCCTTCGGGATCTCGGGGAGATCATACGGGTTCTTGTTGGCCTGGACTTCGTCCGACATCTTCTTTCTCCTTCGCCGGGGTACTTTCCCGGCGGTACGCCCACCTGGGCCCACCTCTTCAAGATGAGCCCAGGTGCAGGGAGCAACTGGAACGCTTAGTTGTTGACCTGGATCGCCTGATACGGAAGGTTGATGACGTAGCCCTTCCGGACCTTGGCCTGGAAGTAGCCGACGTCCAGGGTACGCGACTCGTCGCTGTTGGACCAGTCGGCCTCGGTCGTCTCCAGACCTTCCTTCTCGAACTGGCCGATCGGCTTGAGGGGGTCACCCGTCAGGAAGACGAACCAGTCGTTGTCGGTGATCCGGGACGTCTCCCAGAGCTGGAAGTTCTTGCCGGTGTCCTTGATGACGTTCGAGATGCCCGCGGCGATGCCCTGCTGGATCGTGCCGTGGAAGGCCCGCTCGAAGATCTCCTTGTTGGCCACGCCGTAGATCACGAGGATCCCGCGGTCGCTGGCGCCGGGGTCATGCAGGGGCTGGCCCTTCGTGTCCTGCATCTGGGTGAACTGGACGATGGTGCGGTAGTAGTCCCGCACGATCGACGCAGCGTCGGCCACGCCGTTGCCGGTAAGGAGGTTGCCGCTGGTCACGCCGAAGCGGGCCGCGCCGCCAGCAGTCGTGGCGAAGAAGGCCGCGCCGTCGGGCGCGTTCGGGACCGCGGGGAGGAGAGCAGGATCGGTCGTCCCGCGCAGGAGCTGGAACAGCACCCGCACGTCGAGCGTACCGAAGTGCTCACCGAGCTGGACGGCACGCTGCTTGAGCGTGTGCGTCAGCTCGTCGGTGACGTCGTCCCGGTTCCACTTGATCCGCTTCGCCCAACGCCGGATCGTGACGTTGTAGCTGACGGAGTCGTTGGTGCCCTCGGGGATGGGGTCACCGTAGGGCCAGTACTGGGGGTAGTCCGCCGACTGGAAGTAGCCCAGGGGCGTGGTCCGGGCTCCGGCCGACTGGCCGAGGTCCATGACCTTGCTGACCATCTCCCGCTCGGCCATCGAGGACCGAGCGTAGGTGTGGGCGAAGTTGGCCTGGAGGCCAGCGGTCAGAACCGCATTCGCCTGGACGGGGCTGAGAGCCATTGTAAAACTCCTTCAGGTCTCGCTGGGATTACAGGCCGGGCTCCTTGAGGACCGAGGCGAACACGTTCATGTAGCCGTCCGCCGCCGAGCCAGCGAGGCCCGCCGTGACCTCAAGGTCGACGAGGTCACCCTCATGGAAGATGTTGGCCGCGGTGATCGCAGTGCCCGCCTTCTTGTCGCCCAGGACGTCCGCCGTAGCGAACGTGATGACGCCGCCCGTGACGTTAGTGCCGCCGATCTCCACGTTGATCGTGGCGGTGGCGTCCGCGTCGACGATGGGCTCGAAGACGATGCCGTAGACTTCCGTGATCCGGCCGTGGTACGGGGCGACCCAGCCAGTCGAGTGGTTACCCGCCGACAGGACGCCGTTGATCGTGCCGAGGAAGACTGTCTCCCGGCCGCAGCCAGCGAAGCCGATCGCGCACAGCTCACCGAAGCTGAAGAAGTAGACGCTGGCGTTCGTCGCGGAGACCCACTCCGTCACGATGCCGACGGGGTGGCCGAGCGTCGGCCGGGTCAGCGTGAACGTGTCGTCGTCCGTGGCGTAGACCACGCGGCCGACGTCCGTGACGTCGCCCGTGAGCCCGGTGACCGCGATGTTGTGATGCACGCGGCCCTGGAGGTCCACTTCGGCCTTCACGATGGGGCTGGCCGACGTGCTGCCGGTCGTCCGGGCCATCGAGAAGCCCAGGGGGATAGCGCCGACTTCGTCGTTCCACGCCCGGGCGCGGCCGATGACCGCGGCGGTGCCGTGGTCCCGACTTCCGAGCATCATGAACGACTGGTTGTAGATCTCGGCGGCGTCCACGGCCTCGATGGTGCCGACCGTGTGGTTGCCCTTGATGACCGCCTGACCGTTCGCGGAGAGAGCCATTGTCGAAACTCCTTCTTATTACCCGGCCAGGAGAGCCGAGTAGTCCTTGGTGAGGTTGAACTTCACGAAGTCCTGGCGAGACATGGACTTGTGGATGACGCCCATCTTGAGGGCCTCGTCGTACCCGTTCCAGGCGGCCAGCGCCCGCTGACCGAGTTCCGGAGACTTGGCGAAGTACGCACGGATCTCATCGGGCACGTTGGCGCCCGGGGGAGGAAGAGGAGGAGAGCCGCTGGGCCGCGCGGTGGACCACACGGGGGTGGGCATCTTGGTGCCGTGCTTCTCGACGGTGGCGACGAACGTGGAGATCACACGCTCGGGGTCCGAAGACTTCAGGGCCTCGTCCAGGAGATCCTTCTTCGCCGTCGGGCCAAGGTTGTACTCCACGAGCCGCTCACAGGCCGCGTTGACCTTCTCCGTGATGTCCTTCTCGGCCTTCATGCCGTAGACGATGGCCTTGAGGGCCGCGCCTTCGGCCGCGTCGAACTGGGCAGCGGACTTGCCGGGGCCACTCTCGGCCGCGGGGGCGCCGGGGGTCACAGGCGCCGGGGGCTGGGCCGCTCCACCCATCTTCGCCAGGATCGCTTCCTGCGTCTTGGCGAGGGCCTGGAGGGCCTCCAGGATCTTGCTCATCGTGTCGCCTCCGAGAGACTGCTCGATCTGATCGTCGGACATATCGTCCGTGAGGCCATCCTCGGCCTCGCTGTTCATGCTGCCCTTGTCGTCACCAGACGCCGGGGCCGTCTTCTTCTCGTTGTCAGAGTCGCCCTTGTCGCTCTTCTTCTCGTCGTCCTCGCGCTCCTTGAAGCCCTCGCCCGCCTGATAGAACAGGGCGGCCCAGCGGACGCCGGAGCGGGCGTACCCGCGGAAGGGGGAGGTAGCGTCGACGGCCCTGTAGACCTCCCGCTGGATCTCCTTGCCCGGCGTAAGCATGGGCAGGCGGAACCAGGGGACGTCTGTGTCGAGAAGGGCAATCGAGTCGATCTCCTCGAACTGGGGCGGGAGAGACTCGATGGAGCGGTAAGAAAGCTGGCCCTGCTTGATGCGGTTGAAGACCCCCTCCGGGATCCGGAGGAAGTCAGCGTAGAGCATCGGGACGACTTCGCCCTCGAACGGGACAGCCTTGACGTACTTCAGGAGGAAGTGCCCGGCAGGCTCGGTCGTGTCCGCCCCCTCGTCGCCCTTGGGGTGATGACGAACATGGAGCGGGCCCAGGTACTGCTCCTGGTCGTACCGACGCCGGTTGAGTTCGATGGCCCGGGAGAGCCACTTCTCATCGACGTTGATCGTCACTTCCTCGATCTTGGGGTTGCCCTCGGCGTCGGCCACCATCCGCATCCCGAGCTTCCGGACGTGCTTGGCGAAGACCGGAATGTCGAAGATGTTGTAGGTGCCGTCCGTGTTGCGGGACCACTCGTAGTTCCCGCCGATCGACGCCTTGACAGCCGCCTTGGAGGGGGCGCACTCCTTGATGGCGTGCGCGAGTGCGTCCGCCTCGGACTCCCCGTCCTTAGTCAGCTCGCCAACCCGACGCGAGATGACCTCGCGCTCTCCGGCGGTGAAGTCGTTCTCGGTGTACCCGAGGGACGCGAAGCTCGTCGCAACTGTACTCACAGACTTGAGTGTGTGATACCCAGGCCCCCTTGGGAAGGGGGTTACTGTGCCTTACGGCGAGCGGCGTCTGACACCCTAGCCTTGTCCCGGAGGCGCTGGCGAACAGCGTCCTGGACAAACTTAGAGATGGACTCCGGCGGGGCTTCTTTCTTGAGGGCCTCGTAGTCGACGCGGTGGAGACGAACGTTGATCCGCGGGGAGCCCTTGCCCATTTACATCAAGCCCATGAGGGAGAAGGAGACCTTGTTGTCGAAGCCGGGGTCATTGTAGGCACCTGGGGGCGCTTGGGCCGTGCGCATCTGGCCGCTCGCGGTGAGCAAGCCGCGCCGCTCCGCCTCGTAACGATCGACGAGCCGGTAGCTGCCGCGGCAGTTGTACCCGCCCGGCAGGCCGAGCCGTAGCCAGATCGGATCACGAAGCCCAGCAGTCAAGCCGTCCGCGGCCCTGTGGTTGTGACGGGTGTCCGAGTCAAGAACCTCCATCCTCTCCAGGCCGACGATGAAGCCTTCGAGGTCGGGATCCTGGGCCTCCAAGAACCGGCCGTTGGCGTAGGTCGTGTTGAGGTTGGTCCGGAAGACCACTTCCCCGTACCCACGCGCCCAACCACCTATCTTAGCGATCAAGTCCTCGACCTTCGGGAGAGTGTGTCCCTTGGCCAGCGCCTCCCCAACTATCTCCTGGACCTTCTTGGTGGTGGCGAGGTCCGAGGATTTCGCAAGGGCAAAGGCCCGCTCCTTGGAGTACAACTCCTGGACTCGCTTGTAGCCGTCGGCCAGCCTAGGATCCCGCTTGACTAAATCCTCGATCGCCCGCTCTGGTGACACGTTCGGAAGAAGGTTCTGGTCGTCGGCCGCAAACTTCATGGCCTCCAAGGAGCGGGCCCCGCGCCGCATATGGTCAACCTCGATGCGGACGCGGCGCCGCCCGAGCATCTCCGACACAGCCGAAGTCCCGCCAATCAAGCGACCCAAGTTGGCTCGGGCCCTATCCACCTGACCTGGAGACCCACCGGTCGTCCAACGTCGGTAATGCTCGGCGGCGAGATCCAAGATCCGCTCGACGAATTCTTGCGACGAGCGGTCCTGGAGTCTCTGGAACTCATCAAACGCTGAGAGCGGCATTACACCTTCCGAAGGGGGCCGCCCTTGACGGCCCGAGCCATCTCCTGGCGGGCCTTGGCCTCGTGGGCGATGGCCGCCTCGTTGGCGCCCTCCACCACGAGCACCGAACCGTCCCGGTCCCACTCCCGGTCCCAGTCCTCGGCCGCGCCCGGAGTCGCCTCGACGATCCACAGGAAGAGCTGGCGGGCAACGATACCCTCGCCGTCCTTGCCGATCGCGCTGAAGTACTTCGGCACCCACGGGGAGCAGCGCATCAGGGGCTGCTTGTCAGGCCCCGGGCCGACCTCCAGCTTGGAGGGGCGGCGGATGCGGAGTCGCTCGGGGGCGTCGTTCGCGGCGAGGCGCTCAAGAAGATCCGACTGCGCCTGGAACGCCATGTCCCAGCCGATGCTGGGCGCGAAGCCGATGAACCACTTCCAGTCTGCCATACCAGTTGCTCCTTAAATCCTGACGAACCTTTCCTCGAAAATTGGGCGCCTGGAACGCTTGTCGATGTCAGGGACTGCGAAGTAGGAGTCGCCGTCCTTGAGAAGGTAGTCCCCGGCCACCACCGAGATCATGCCGCCGTGCGAGTCGCTCGCGGCGTCCCCAGTGAACGTGAAACACTTGGCCTTGTCCTTGACCCTCTCCAGACGCTCCGTCTCGATGCGGGCGCCGGTGACAGGGTCGAAGCGGACGTCCTTGTGGACCAACGTCCGCTCCACGTCCTCGAAGTGGGGCCGGTCGGGAAGACGGCCGATGTACTTGTCCTTGATCTTGACGGCCAAGAACTCTTTGCCATCAGAGAGCCGACGGACACGAAACGCCTCGGTCTTGAAGAGATCGAAAGGCTCCATGAATTACCTCTTTCGGTACGAAACTCGACGAACCGCCTTTGTGATGGCGCGGGAGACCATAGCCTCGATCTTGGCCTCAAGCACCTTCTCCGCGGCCGACGTCATGCTGCTCTGGCCGGGGCCGCCGCCTTGGACTTCCTTCGGCATCTTGGACGGATCCGCCACGTCATCCGGTAGTTCACCGTTCTGGTCGAGGGGCTCACCGTCCGGCCCGAAGCTCGGCATCTGCGGCATAGCCTCGATAACCTCGTCGCCCGGGCCGGGCTGGGTACGTCCAAGAAGCTCGTAGACCTCGTCGGCCTTGAGTGCGATCCCGGCGTCAAGGATGGTCTTCGTGACCTCGGCCATTATCTTCGGGTCGCTCCGCTTCTCGTCCAGGATGGCGAGCTTCGGCATCTCGGCGTTCCCAAGGCCGAGCGACACGAGCGCCGGGCGGTTGATGTTCCACGTCAACGTGAGAAGATCGACCGTCAGCGCCTCAGCGACGAGGGACCGATCATACTTGATGAGGGTGTCCGTCGTGCCCTGCTGAACCTCCGCGAGGTTGTAGGAGCCGCCGCCCGTGGCCTCAGTCGGCAAGTTCGAGCCAAGTACCAGGAGGCGAAGCTGGCGATCACAATACTGGATGAGCCGCTCGACGATCTCGGAGCCCTGCCCCGGGCCTGGGAGTACCTCCAGCTCATCCACCTTGTCCATGATGAAGTAGTGCTGGGAACGCTGCTTCTCCAGCTCGGTCATGAACGAGTTGACGATACTCTGGTTGGTCTTGCCGCTTGAGGCGTCCCGGGCGTTGTCCACCTTGGCAACCATGAAGCCAAGGGCCCACCGCTCGGCACCCTGGAGGCCGGACCTCCAAAGGATCTCCTTGGCCCGCCAGTAGAAGTACATCGAGTCGATGAGGCCGGAGCCATAGCCAAGGGTCTCCTCGTGGTCGTTGTAGATGTTCTTGACGTACCACTCCGGATGATCCCAAATCACCCACTGGTTACGCAAATAATCGAACATCCTCCACTCGACCTCGATGCGCGGCTCGTTGGTGATGGGGTCGTGCTTGGTAAGGAACAGCTTGTCGAACCGGCGCCGGTCCACGTCCACAAGCTCCTCGGGCAGCCAGAACTGGCGGGGGATCCCGTCGAAGATGGTCAACCAGTGTAGGTTGCCCGTGATGCGGGCGAACGCCGAGCCCGTGAAGACGGCCTCTGCCAAGTCGAACCTGGAGGTGGCGAACCGCTTGAGCCCGATGTCCAGGATCCGCTCCATGACCTCGGCAGCCTTCTTGTCGATGTCAGAGCTTGAGGCCGGGGCGAGCTGCCACCGGCTACCAGCGATCATGTGCTTACGTACCTGGACAAGGTGGGCCACCGTCGCGTCCAACCGCATCTTCTCGTAGATGTTTGGATCACGGGCGAGGGCGATGGACTGATCGTGGGCCCGGCCAGCCGAGACGATACTGGCCAACTGATGGCCGTAAAGGTCCCTGGACGTAGACTGCCGGACATTGAATGGCAACGACATGGGCTACCGCCGATGGGTGGTCTTATTGACTATCCTGCTGTTGGATGCTCCGGACGTCGAGCCGCGAGGTCTGAAGTAGCTGACCATCCATCAGGAATTCTACCGAATACCTGCCCGGCTTTGGAAGAACGACTTCGTGGAAGACGCTACAGAATTCGTTCTCCATGGCCCTGCTTGAGTGCATCATCAGCACCCCCTCACGCACGGTCTGGAGGTCAGGATCCAAGATCCTGAACTTGGCGGCCATCTGACCTCCACAATCCGCAACGGAGGCGTAGCAACTGATCTTCGGTATCACAACCGGGAAACCCGGCGCCCACGCCGTCGACAAGACGTTCACGAGAGTCCACCGGTCCGAGAAGCGGTCGCATACGACCGACTCACAAGTCAAGAGCGCCTTGCAGTATGGAGCACTCATTCGTTACGAGTGGAGTCCACTCGTGTCTTCCTTGCAGAACACCACCGCGACTCGCTTCGACCTCCACACCACGTCGCACTGTGCCGACGGGCAGGCGGCGACGTACTGGGCCGTCCTGGTCATCGGGATGTGGCACCTAGGGCAGATTCCCTCGGTGAGGTAACGGTTCTGGATGGGATCCTTGTCGTCCAGCTTATTCATCGAACAAGCTCCCGGCGTCGTCACCGCCAGTGGCCGGATCCAGCATCTGCTCAAAGATCCCGGACCGGGCCTTGATGCGGGCCTCCAAGGCGTCCTCCTTCTTGGCCGCCTCCTCCTCGCGCTCGTCCGACGGGCTGGACGAGTACCTCATGTTCCTGGGCATCGTCTCGACCGCCATCGGGTTGAGGGTGCAGGTCACCAAGGCGGTGAACGACATCGAGGATGCGTCCATCATGTCCAAGAGGATGTCGTCCTCAAGTTCCGGGTCTGCCGAGTGGAGTTGTTCGACGAAGGCATGGTTCCACGGTCCTCGAACGAGGTACACATTACCAGCCTGCACCTGGGACGCGAACGCCCCGGCCCTGACGAATTTGCTGCCAGTCGCACGAACAGACTCCACTCGGAAACCCGCAAGCTTTCTAATCAGCGCCTCATTCTGCGCCTTGCCGCCTGAGCCGGGCTCCTCTTCTATGACGATTTTGACGCCCCTTCCATCCACCTCTGCCGTCTGCCGAATTACATCGTCCCGCTCACCGGGGTGCCACTTCCCATGGACCACGTCCTCGATGACCCAGAGGCCCTTCACCGTACGGCTCATGAGGACGCCCGCCGTCTCCTTCGAGGTATCGCTGACGGTGGCCGCCAAGTCCCATGCCCGCACCCGCCCGCCGACAAGGATCGGCGGAGCATCCAAGTAGTGACCGGCGAACCACGCGCGGTCAAAGAGTTGGCCACCCTCCGTGAGTGACCAGTCACCCTTCAGCAGTCGATCGCGGGTGATGGGATCCAACCGCTCCAGAGACCGAAGGTACGCCTCCTGGTCGATGTGCGGGTTGTCGCCCAACGTAGCCGGAATGAAGAGCCGGTCGGCGGTCGGGTTGTCGATGTATCTGGACTTCACCCAGTCGTGCCCGAGCCCCCCGGGGTTTGACGAGGCGCGGAATCTCATCGGGATCGGTGAGCCAGCCTTGCGGCGCAGGCGGGAGTGGAGGAACATAGCCTCCTTCTTGTGAAGGTCGGTGATCTCGTCGATGCCTACAAAGGCGTACTCGCCGCCGCGATACCGCTTGATCTCCTGGGCGTTGTCCAGGTGGCCGAACGACAGCGTTGCCCCGCCTGGGAAGTACCACCGCTTGTTCTGCTCGTTCCACTTCGCGTCGGTCCCGTCCAGCCACTCATGGGACATATCCATCAGGCCGCCGGGCTGGGCCAAGTCCGGGAAGTTCTTCCGGATCAGCAGCGCCGCGTAGTCACGATGGTCGACCCACTGTAGGGCGCTGGCCAGCATCCACACCGACTTGCCGCCGCCCGCGGCTCCACCCCAGAAGATCTCGTCAACTGGGAGCACTAGGCCGAGGTGCTGCTTCGGCGTTGGAACGATGGGGATGTAGCGCGTCCACTTGGGTGACAAGGCGCGGATGAAGTCGTAGGCTTCGTTGTTTGCGGGCAGGCCCACAAATCACTCCGCGGCCTTGACGGGCGGCACTTCCGGCAGCCCGAGTGTCGGCTGACCCTTCGGGAAGAGCCGGTCCTTGAGGTTGTACTTGACGGCCAGCTCCATCACCCGCTCAAGCTGCTCCGGCGACGTGATCTGGATGGGCGGAGCCGCGAGACCCTGCGCCATCTGGATCACATTGGTCCCCGCCAGCGGAGCGCCGTCGGGCCCGGTCATCTCGACCTTGGCGTTGTCCCGATAGACGTGCGGGCGGGCGCCCTTCAGCATGAAGATGAGCAGGATGTCGCTGCCCGCGAATGCCCGGCGCCGGGCCTCCTTCTCCAAGGCCGAGATGCGGTTCTCGTCGCAAATCTGAAGAGCGAGCCGGAAGGTTTTGGCCTCGGCGGTCAAATCGCCCGAGCCCTCGTGCTTCTCGTCTCGCCACTTGTAGACGTCGAACGGATTGAGGTGGATCATCCGCGAGGCGACGTTGACGTTGCCGCACATCTCGTAAGCGATCAGGAACTCACGCTGCCGCGGG